CACTATCATATTTTTTGTTTACCATTCTACATAAATTGATAAATTCGGCATCAGACATATCCATTTTCATAGTATTTATTTGTTTATGTACCCATTGTACATTGCCAATAATATAGCCCTTATTAGAATCTACTCTATCCAACGATGCAGTAATTTGGGTTTTAGATCTAGCTCCCCACGCCTTTGGAAAAGCTATCTCAATTCCAGATAATGCACATTTTCTATTCTGTTTTAAAAACAAGTTCCAGCACATGTTTATAATGATAGATTCTCCTGTAGGAACTTTTGAATGTCTGTGCATTGTTCATATATGTTCATATTATCATTACGACATACATAATTAAAATTAGACCAGTCATAATTAGGCTCGTCTAATATTGTTTCACTCAAATGATCAGAATGAAATGGATTGCGTGTTAGTCTCATTACTGAACCACCAGCATCCTTGATACTAGATACTTCGTTAGGAAATCGGCAGTCTGTAATCAAGGCTAGCTCTGGCTTCTCTTTATTTATTCTGTTTATTGTTGCAGACACCCATACGTCGGACTTCATCTTACGAAATACATCAGTGCCAACATATTGCATAATGTCTCTTGATGTCATGAGATCAGTCGAGTTCGGCCAAGTTAATTCTGTTAGTCTATTCTTCTCGTCATCAGAGCCATAGCATTGTTCGTATGTCAAGCCCAAAATATTCATACATATATCTTGTTTAAGAGGATCTGCAAAACTATAAATTTTTACGTGCTTATCTAACAGACCATATAGCTTGTTAAGCATAAAATCATTTTTTCTTGCTGAAGTATCTAGTACTCCTCGATAGTTAATATCTCCGAATAAATCAGATACAACAATCCTTCCTTCTTCATCAAGATCGACCTGTCTTGATACTTCAAGCCTAGCTAAGTATAGAGAAACAATAAAATTGCCAGTTGTGCTTTTACCAGACTGTTTTCTTCCAGATATTCCTAGTATCATTTAATCACTTTATTAAGGGTAAGATATTATTTTGGATATATTCTATAGATAGTTCAGCAATGTCTGAGCCAGGAAAATCTATGCTTTTAATATTATAGGTCTTATTACATTTTTGATGTATAGCCTCTGTTGCTTTTTTGCCAGCTTCATCGTTGTCCATCATAGTAATGATAGTCATGGCACCAGAAGTATCAAGTATCATTTTTTGTCTATCGCTTAGGGATGATCCAAAAATAGCTACGCTATTATGAATCCCAGCCTCTTCTAGTCTCCATACATTACCAGGACTTTCTACTAAAATGACAGTTGTTGTTTCTATAATGGGTTTTTTAGCAAACCATATATTGTATAGGTGGTTTTGTGATTGAAAATTATTGCTATGCTTCCACTTTGAAAAGAAGCGATATTGCTCATCACTAGGACAATTGTCTGTTTTATTGTGATAGGAGTTGCACTTATCACATTTTTCAAAAATACTTCTACCACTACATCCAACCATATGCTTATACTTATGGTCGTATATTGGTACAACAATCCTATTTGACATCTCTTTTCCTGGCTTACTACATAAGCCAATATCGTACTTATCTAAGACTGATTTAGAATAGCCCCTATCAACATAGTATTGTGCTGGAATTTCTAAATTATTTCGTATTTGTGATCTGGTAATGCCTTGTATTTGTACTGTTTTTTCTGGACTAATATATCTAATAGCTCCAACAAAAGATTTTTTATCTCTGTCTGAACTAGATACTTTAATATTGGACAAGTCTTTATTTACAAAAGCTAAACAAAAGCCTAAAGCTTCTTGAAAAGTGCAAGTCTTATCTCCGTCTTTAGACCAATGATATTTTTGACTAGAAATAATACCTCTAATAAATCCTATAATAGAAGACTTAAAGTGTTTTTCACAACCATGAGTTCTACATTTCCAATTTCCTCTATAAACGTCTCCTTGAGGATATAGGTTTAATGCGGACTTGTTGTCTCCACCATGAATAGGACAACTCATAGTGATAAGCTTACCACTATAAATATACTCTATTCCGAAGTGTTCTAGTAGGCTTTCAATATTGTCGCACAGATCGTCGCAAACAATCTTGAGCTTGGCCTGATCATTTAAATTGGATTTCTGTTTCTTCATTATCGTTTGATTCATTTACTATAAATCCGTCTTTGTTGTTTTTGTTATTGCTCATTAACTCTAGTCTAGTTTCACCCTCTGTGATCTTAGCACACCAGCCCTTCATATGGCAATTGATATAATCGTTATCGTCCAAGCCTCCTCCGTGTCTACTAATCAATGGCACTAATTTTCTATTCCCGTTTGTTGGACCATCCTCAGCCATTTCTTCGTCAGACTTACGTTTGAAAATTGAGAAATTACTACACAACCAAATAATACGGTCTGAACCGCTTGCTGTGTCTGTGCTTTCTTTTGAAATACCATCTCTATTTAACTGAATAAAAGCGACAATAGGAACCTTATATCTAACAGCAAAGTTATGCAAAGATGTCATCATGAATCCTAATACTTGATACTCTTTCAAGTCTTGGCTCATGCCAGCACTATCCATAAGTTTTAGATAGTCATAAAATATAACACATTCTTTTGCTGTTCCATCATCATTCAAGCCTACTTCCTTGAGTAGCCACCTTCTCATAACAGCTAACTGTTCTTCAAACGGCTTACCAGCAATAGACTTATGAAACCACTTACTTTGTTTGAGGGTATTTGCTGCTTGTAGTATCTTAGATTTTTTATCTGGTGATTCTGCAAACTTACCAGTTTCAATTGCATTGATTTCAGTTTCAGTCATCATAGCTAAGATTCTATTAATATGATCTTCTTTATTCATTTCAGTATCCATATTAAGAACTGGAATACCAACCTTATTAGCTATGTATTGTCCCATATTATCAGATAAAAGGGTTTTACCTGTTTTAGGTCGTGCTGCTATAATATTAACTGTTCCTTTTCTAAGACCCCCACCAATAGCTTGATCATAAATAGGAAAGCCTGTTGAAATACCAACCTGATCAACTTTATTTGTTTCAAGAGATGCAATATAATCATCTAGATCTTTTCCAAAACAGACGGGATGATTATCTGTGTCGCTTAATAGTGAAGAAAAGTTTAGAACAGCATCTTCTGCTATGCCAAGAATTGATGCTATTGGCTCGCTTCCAGTAACGTCTAATATCTTATCTTGTGCTTCTTCTAGCTGCTTTCTTAAAAGCCTAGCAATCTCTAGTTTCCTAATCTTAGCAGCAAACTTCCTTACATTCTCCAGATTAACTGGAAAATCTAGAATAGCCTTAAGATGTTGAGCTTCTTCTTTCTTTGAAAGAATGTGACCAAAATTAAGTTCTTGGGCTATAGAAAAGATAGAAGGAATATCAATACTTGGCTTATGATCTCTTTCACAAAGAGTTTTTAAGCAAGTATATATGATGCTATTACTATCGATAGTAAATGTTGAAGATTGAACAATGTCTGCAATATCGAGATAAGCATCTTCGCCAAATTTACAAATACCAGCAAGAACAGCTCTTTCTGCTGATGGGTCACACAAAATCATTTATTTTTCCTCAATTAGCCCGACTGGGTTGAACAATTATTACACTTATATCTACTTGGAGCCTCAAACAACAATGAAGGACTTATGGTCTCTTTTTTGCCACAAACCCGACATACAACATCTATCATATCAAAAGATCTGCTTCTACTAACAGGAGCAAACTTAGCAAGTTTTTTATCAACTTCAATATCATCCTTATGCATGTCCTTTTCAGGCATATCTAAGAATTTATTCTTATTCTTGTTTGGCTTGCGTCTAGATCCTTTAGTTCTAAGAGGGGCGGTGAACTCATCCCCGTCCTCTGTATCTGTAGTAGTCTCAGAACCGTCAGCAGGCAACATGGCTTGCAGTGCTTGAATCAAATTTTTTAGTTGCTCAGGATTTTTCATTAATTCATTAAGATCCATTATTTTTCACCTTTGCTCTTTGAATAGACAACATAATATCTGACAGATGCTTAATACTATTTGCTAAATATTGAAGTCTATCGCTTCTTTGTTTAGCGTATTTTTTAATTTTATTTAGGGATGAAGCTTTCTCATTATTTTTAATTGCCTGAAAAGACTTCTCAATATAGCCATATCCTTTATAATTATTGATTTCTTCTGCTATTGTTTCTTTGATAGTCTCATCGGCCCAATTAAGTCTTGATAGCTCTCTATTAATAGATCTTTGAACATGAAATGCGAATTGCCCTAGTCTGTATGCTATTTCACCACAAACTTCTGGCGTTGTCTTTTCAAGTTCATCTCTGCTCATTTGAAAATAAGCATTAAGTTCTTCTTCTGGAAAAGAATCAGCCCTATAGGTTCCTAGTCCAATACCTTTTTCATACTCGTCAAGGATCTTATCCCATTCGCTTACTTGTTCTTTAGTGTTCATTTTTAATCCTTGTTTCCCATTGCTCTGTTTGGTCAAATGGTAATTCTATATATTCAATTCCATTTAATTCACACCAGTCTTTCTTCTCCTGATCTCTTTTCTTATG